GAGTCCTCGCATTTTTTACGGGGACTCTTATATTTTAAAATTTTTTATTTAAGGAGAGATTAACTATGTTAAAGAAAACTATAACTTATACTGATTATAATGGCGTTGAAAGAACTGAAGATTTTTATTTCAATCTATCTAAAGCTGAGGTTGCTGAAATGGAACTATCCGTTGATGGCGGCTTAGGTGCTATGATAGAAAACATCGTTAATGCGAAAGATAACAAGCAAATAGTTGCCCTATTCAAAGAATTAGTATTAAAAGCTTATGGTGAGAAATCACCAGATGGTAGAAGATTTATGAAAAGTAAAGAAATATCCGAAGCATTTTCTCAAACTGAAGCTTATAGCGAAATATTTATGGAACTAGCTTTAGATGAAAAAGCAGCTTCAGATTTCGTTAACGGTATATTACCAAGTAAGTTAGCTTAGAAAGGTTGGGTGACAGAGAATGTTGAAGATAACTGTTCCTGAAATGGAATTTTATGATGAAGACAATAATGAATTTATAATGTTTAACGAACAAGTGTTACAATTAGAACATTCTCTAGTCTCCATTTCAAAATGGGAATCCAAATGGCATATACCTTTTTTGGATGGAAAAGACAAAACCCTAGAGCAAATAATAGATTATGTTCGTTGTATGACCATCACCCAAAATGTTAAACCGGAAGTGTATAATCGTTTAACTGAAGATAATTTAAAAGCAATAAATGATTATATAGAGAATCCGATGACCGCAACAACCTTTAGCGATATTAATCAAAGACCTAGTAGAGAGATTATAACATCTGAAATTATTTACTATTGGATGGTATCTTTCAACATACCTTTTGAATGTCAAAAATGGCATCTTAATAAGCTATTAACTCTTATTAAAGTATGCAATATCAAGAATAGCCCACCTAAGAAAATGAGTAGACAAGAAATACTTAGTAGAAATAGAGCATTAAATGAAGCAAGGAAAAAGAATTTAAATACTAGGGGATAGGTGATTGTATGGATGAATCATTCGAACGTGTCGCCGCAAATAGACATAAGAATAAGAATAAACGAGTAGCAAAAGAAGTCACAACTGGTAAACTTGGAGCAGGACACGATTTAAAGAAAGCTATAACTGATGCTGGTTATGATTATGATGAGGTTCATGAAAGAATCAATACAATGCTTAGAAAGAAAATGAATCTATCTATACATGATATAGCAGAGGAAGTAGCTGAAGGAAAATGGGGCGATGATGAAATGTGCAAGAAGCTATTAATTGAAGCGGGTTATAATTATAACGATGTTATGAAAGAAGTTCAACGTCTTAATAAATAAAGGCGGTGATTTTATGTTTAGACTGATATGTACAGGAGATTTTTCCAATACTTTCAGATTTTTAGAAAAGATGAAAAACTTTAAAGTTAGACATATTTTAGAAAAGTATGCAAGTGCTGGAGTGTCCGCCTTATCTAGTGCTACTCCAGTAGATAGCGGTGCGACTGCTGCCTCTTGGGGATATGAAATAGTATCTTCTGGAGAATCACACACTATATATTGGACGAATACTAATTCTAACAAAGGTGTCGTGATAGCAGTCATACTGCAATATGGACATGGAACCGGAACAGGTGGTTATGTTCAAGGTAGAGATTATATAAATCCGGCTATGAGACCGGTTTTTGATAAGATAGCAGAAGAAGCTTGGAGAGAGGTGGTTAACGCATGAGTTCTATCGATAAAAGAATTGTTGAAATGCAGTTCAATAACAAAGGATTTGAATCTGGCGTTAGAACTACACTAGCAAGCCTTAAACAATTAAATGAAAAGCTCAAAATGAAAGATGCCGGTAAAGGTTTTGAAGGACTATCAAAAGCCGCTAGCAATGTAAACCTTAATGGATTAAGTAGTGGTGTGGAAACTGTATCTGCTAAATTCTCTAGTTTAGGTGTAATAGCAGCTACAGTACTAGCAAACATAACAAATAGCGCTATAAACGCTGGAAAAAAATTAATTAATAGTTTCGCAATAGAACCTATAACAGAGGGGTTTGGCGAATACGAGCAAAAGATGAAATCAATAGCAACTATCAGAGCGAATACAGCATCTAAAGGTGTTACTGAAAAACAAATAACAGCAGCTTTAAATGAACTTAATGATTATTCAGATAAAACCATATACAATTTCGCTCAGATGACTGATGGTATAGGAAAGTTCACAGCAGCTGGTTTAGGATTAAAAGAATCAGTTAGCGCAATAAAAGGTATAGCCAATCTAGGTGCGGCATCTGGTTCGAGTCCACAACAAGTTGCAACAATGTATTGGCAAATGTCTCAAGCTCTAGCAGCAGGTAAAGTTAGCCTTCAAGACTGGAACTCTGTAGTTAATGCCGGTATGGGTGGTGAATTATTCCAAAACGAACTAAAGAAAACAGCTAAAGAAATGGGCGTATTTGTGGATGAAAATAAATCATTCAGAGATTCTATATCAGATGGATGGTTAACTTCTGAAATATTAGCTAAAACTTTTGAGCGTATAGGTAATGATAAAAATATGGAAAAAGCCGCTACTCAAATAAAAACATTTAGTGATTTAATTGGTAATATGAAAGAAGTGGTTGGATCAGGATGGGCTCAAACATTTGAACATTTATTTGGCGGTTCTGAAGCATCAACTAAACTATGGACAGGAATATCTAAAGCATTCGAAAACGTAGTTGGTAAATCAGCAGAAGCTCGTAATAAAATGCTTGAAGATTGGAGTAAACTAGGAGGCAGAGACGATATAATTAAAGGATTATCCAATGTGTTTGGCTCTCTTGGAAAAGTATTCGGGTCTGTTGGAAAAGCATTTAGAGAAGTATTCCCTCCTATGACCGGTAAGAAATTAGCAGATTTATCTAAAGGCTTTAAAGATTTTACAGAGAAACTTAAAGTTAGCGATGAAACTGCTGGAAAGATAAAGAATACGTTCAAAGGAGTGTTCTCTGTATTTAGCACAGTTGGTAAAGCAGTTGGTGCTGTATTCAAAGCGTTATCCCCACTAGGTAGCGTATTTGGTGGTATCGGAAAAATAGCTCTTTCTGTTACATCAGGTATAGGAAATTTCGTATCTAAAATTGCTGAAGCTATCGATAAGAGTAACGTATTTGGTAAAGCTGCAGATATTATCAATAAAGGATTTTCAGGTGTAGGTAAGGTAATTGATGGTGTAGGAAAAGCAATGTCTAACTTGGTTAAATCTATGGGTAAAATAGATTTTGGCAAAATATTTGGTTCAATTGGCAAATTTTTAGGAAACATAGGAAAAGGTTTATCTCCTATAATTGATGGAATAGGTAAAGCATTAGGAACAATTAACTTTAATACCATACTTGGTGGTTTAGGTGTTATGTTAGCCGGAGGAGGTTTTAGCAAAACACTTAAGAAAGGTATGGGATGGCTTGAAGATATTTTCGGCGATACTAAAAGTGCATTCGAATCAATTAAAGATGCATGTAAAGGTGTATCTGATATATTAGACTCAGTTAGAAGTTCATTAGAAGCATACCAAAAGAATTTAAATGCTAGCACATTATTAAAAATAGCAGCAGCTGTAGGTATATTAGCAGCAGCTTTAGCTGTACTATCAACAATAAAGCCAGAACAACTTGGAAATTCATTAGCTGGTATAGGAACATTATTCTTAGAACTTGCAGCCGCAACAGCAATGCTTGGCAAAATACTTGATGGTAGTAAAATGAAAGGCATCGTCAAAGTAGCTACTTCTTTACTTATATTATCATCGGCAGTATTAATACTTGCTAGTGCAATGAAACAATTATCAGGTCTTAGCTGGGAAGAAATAGGAAAAGGTTTATTATCCATAACTGCTTTAATGGGTGTGATGATTGGTAGTGCTAAATTAATGGAAGGTTCAGGAAAAGGTCTATTAAAAACAGCAACATCTATGGTTATATTTGGTCTTGCTATTAAACTTTTCGCTAGTTCAATAGAACCATTAGCTCAGTTAGACCCTAATGCATTAGTACAAGGATTAGTAGGAATAGGAGCTGTTATGGCTGAGATAGCCGCATTTAGTAAAGTTATGGAAGGTGCTAAAGTAGGTTTATCTAATGCTGCTAGTATATTAATAATAGCTGGAGCATTGACTATTCTAGCAAATGCTGTTAAATCGTTTGGTGAAATGGATTTAGGCGCATTACAACAAGGATTAGTTGGAATAGGATTAATATTAACAGAATTAGCATTATTCGCAAAATTTGGAACAGCATCTAGTGGACTTATATCAACTGCTATAGGAATGACTATATTATCTGGAGCTATATTTATACTATCAGCAGCTGTAAAATCTCTAAGTTCTTTATCATGGGAAGAAATAGCAAGAGGATTAACTAGCATGGCCGGAGCATTGCTTATACTAGGTGTTTCTGCGGCATTAATACCAAAATCAATAGCTATAACTGCAATCGGTATAGGTATAATGGCTGGAGCATTATTAGTATTAAGCTTATCATTAAAAGCGTTATCGGGCATGTCTTGGGAACAAATAGCAAAAGGTCTTGTTACTTTAGCTGGAGCATTACTTATATTAGGTGTTGCTGCGGCAGCAATGACTGGTTGTCTATTAGGAGCAGCCGCTATGGTTGTCATGGCTGGAGCATTAGCATTGTTGACTCCACAATTAATATTATTAGGTTCAATGAGTATACAACAAGTAGCGACTGGATTGATAGCTCTAGCTGGAGCATTCGCTGTAATTGGTGTAGCTGGTCTATTACTAGCACCTGTAGCACCTATAATTGTACTATTAGCAGGAGCAATGGTATTATTAGGTGTAGCATGTTTGGGTATAGGCGCTGGCGTAATGTTATTTGGTCAAGGTTTACAATCTATAGCTAATGCCGTTTCTAGTTTCGGATCTACTATATTAGATTTTATTCAAGGTTTAGGAGATGTAATAGGAGATGTAGCGCCTAAAATCGGTCAAGCTGCGATGATGATTGCTACGGGAATAATTAGCGTAATCACGACAATAGCTGGATTAGCTGGTCAATTTATATCCGCTGGTATACAATTGGTAACTGGACTTATTACAGGTATAATCAGTATGGCTGCTGGAGTAGGCACTGCTATTAAAGGATTATTTGATAAAGCTAAAAGTGCGGTGTCTAATGTTGGTAGCATGTTGACAAGTGCAGGTAAGTCCATGATAACTGGATTAATTAATGGAATAAAAGGAATGGTCTCATCTGTTGGTTCGGCCGTTAAAAGTGCAATAACTACAGCTAAAAGCGCGGCTAGTGGAGCTGCTAGCACATTGGTAAGCGCTGGTAAATCATTAATAACTGGATTAGTTAATGGAATAAAAGGTATGATAAGTGCTGTTAGTGGAGCAATTAAGAGTATACTAAACACTGCAAAAAGTGCTGCTAGTAGTGCGGCTAGCACATTAGTAAGTGCTGGTAGATCATTGATAACTGGGTTTGTTAGGGGAATAAAAGGCATGATAGGCTCCGTGACTGGTGCTGTTAGAAGCATAATAAATTCTTGTAAGAGCGCGGCTAGAGGAGCTGCTTCAGCATTGGTTAGTGCGGGTAGAAGTTTGATAACAGGGTTTATAAGTGGTATCAAATCCGCAGCGGGTCGAGTTGCAGCTGCAGCTAGAGGTGTTGTACAGAATGCGATAAATGCTGCTAAAAGTGCATTGAAGATAAATTCACCTTCAAAAGTATTCATAAAGATAGGTGCTTCTGTAAACGAAGGTTTCGCATTAGGATTAACTAGATACTCTGATGAATGTATAAAACCAGCAGCAGATATGGCTAATAAAGTAATCGAAACTGCTAAAAAACCTTTAGGTGCATTGGCTAAAATATTACACGAAGATGTCGATACTACTCCTGTAATAGCTCCTGTTATGGATTTATCAAATGTTAAAGATGGAGCTAAAACATTAAGTAGCATGATAAGTGATAAATCAATGTCTATAGCTGGAGTATCTGGAGGAATATCTAAATCTATTGGAAGAATTCAAAATGGAAACCTTAATGAGGAAATAGTATC